TGATGAGTATCACAAAGATATTAATAATTTAGAGGGAGAGAAATAGTGAATATATTAAGTTTATTTGACGGCATGTCATGCGGCAGAATTGCAGCCGAGCGAGCAGGTTTTGAAGTAGAAAATTACTACGCTAGCGAACTAGACAAGTACGCAATAAAAGTAACTCAAGCAAATTGGCCTGAAACCATCCAGCTAGGCGATGTTACCAAGTGGCGCGAGTGGGATATTGACTGGGCTAGTATTGACTTATTGATTGGCGGTTCACCTTGTCAGGGTTTTAGTTTTGCTGGTGGTCAGTTGGCATTTGACGATCCGCGAAGCGCTTTATTCTTTGTTTACCGAGACATATTGAATCACATTAAAAGCGTAAATCCTAAAGTTAAATTCATGCTTGAAAATGTCAGAATGAAGAAAGAATACCTTGATATTATATCTGGCCAGCTTGGCGTTCAGCCTTTATTAATCAACTCGGCATTAGTCAGCGCGCATAGTCGCCCACGTTACTATTGGGCTAACTGGGCCTTTGATTCACCAGAAGATAAAAGGCTTACGGTATCTGACATAAAGCAATCTAATGTTGATGAAAAATACTACTTGTCAGAAAAACTTCTGGCTGGTTTTGCTAGAAAAAGAGAGCGCAGAAAGCACATGAACTCAGGTTTCGACAAGTTAAATGTAAGGTCTGACTCTGATAAAGTCAGCTGCCTAACTGCAAGATATTTTAAAATGTCTATGTCCGATCCATATTTTGACCAGGGCGGCATCAGAAAGCTAACGCCAATTGAGTGTGAGCGAGCGCAAACAGTGCCAGACAACTACACCAATCACGTAAGCAATACCCAGCGCTACAAGATGCTTGGTAACGGATGGACGGTTGACGTTATAGTTCACATATTCAAATCATTAACCCAGCACAAATAGAGAGGAAGCTATGAAAGAAATAACACTATACCGAGAAGATAACGGCCAGTATTCGACCAGTGAAGCCAAGCAGGATGATGTTAGCGGCGTTTATGTTCAGAAGGAGCACTTAACAGACCTACAAGCCCAAAACGATGAGTTAAGGGCTAAGCTTGCCAGCTTAGTATCATCTAAAAGCTGTGCAACCTGTAATAATACAGGCGTGTGTGATTATGACGACGGCTTTGGAGGTGTTGCTAGCAGTCCTTGCCACTGCACAAACAACCCATATAGCACGTATTCGATTATCAATAACACTCAAATACAATCCCTAGCAGACATTAAAGCTGAGGCTGTTATGAGTATTATGAATAAGGCGCATAGTTGTGAAACCGCAAATGGAGATATTGCATATTCAAGCGAGTTAATACACGACCACGCAAACCGCATTAAGGAGGGTTAGGGGTGACCATTACAATAAAAATCATATTAACTTGCTTGCTTTTAGTTACTGTAATGAAGCACTTTGACAAAGCTGTCGAGAAGTCAGTGAGCAGTAGCACTTACTTGCTTTGGTCTTCTGCTGGATTGACCGCCGCTTTAGTTGGGATAGGATCTAGCTTTGCAGTGATCTGGCAAATATAACAACTAGCCTCTTCATTGAGGCTTTTTTGTGCGTGTAATTTGACGATCGCACTTGACCTGTCTTTCATTTGTACATACACTAAGCATTACTTAATTAGGAGTAGCTAAAATGGCTAAACAATCTAAAACATACCGACTTGATGACTCTTGTCTTGATGCAATTCAATTAGTAGCTGATAAAGAGTTTGAGGGAAACTCCACTGCCGCCATTGAGTCTTTATGCTCTCAGGCTGCGCTAATGCGATCTATTGATGATCGAATCCGGCACATGATGTATCACACAGCAAAGAATGAGATTGATCATACCCAAGCGCGCTCTATCGTTGACGCTTTGCATATCTAAACCTTGCTGCGAACAAGGCTAGATAACTACAAAACACACTAGGTAATTATATCAATGCACTATTACAAGTTCAATATTGGGGATTATGCAAGCCACACGCAGCACCTTGAGCCAATAGAAGATATTGCTTACAGAAGAATGCTTGACTGGGTTTATTTGCATGAATCACCACTGCCAGATTCACCCGAACAGATAGCAAGATTAATCCGTATGCGAGCGCATTGCGAAGATATTGCGAACGTATTGCGAGAGTTTTTTACTCTTACTGATTATGGCTGGATGCAAGAAAAAGCAAGCGCTGAAATAGATGCTTACAAATTGAAAAGTGACAAGGCAAAAGCAAGCGCCGCCGCAAGGTGGTCTAAGAAGCCCATAAAACCAGATGCGAACGCATTGCGATCTAAATGCGAAGGCAATGCTAACCATAAACCATTAACCATTAACCAAGAACCATTAACCAAGAAACAGGTAAAGCGGTTTGTTAAACCGACACCGCAAGAATTGATTGAGCACTTTGAATCAAAAGGAAGCAATCAAGATCAAGCAGAAAGGTTTTTTAATCACTATGAATCCAATGGCTGGAAGGTTGGCCGCAATTCAATGAAGTCATGGAAAGCTGCCGTTTCAAATTGGCTAAAAAACAACTACTCTCAACCAGCACAACAACAAATCCAGCAAGACGACACAAGTTGGGCAAATAACATGCAGCCTGCCTACCTTCCTAATCAACAAAAGGCGCTAGGACATGAATAACATTTCACCAGAAGCCGCATTACTGATTAACCATGTTTTTAAATCTCTGTGTGGGGCGAAACCGTCTTGGCGCGGAGGATTCAAAACAAACGATGACGTCAACGCATACAAAGAGGCTTTGGCGCTTACTTTCATGGAAAACGGAATAACAGCACCAGAGCAGGTTCTAAAAGGCTTAGCAGAGGCTAGGCGCAATGAGAATCCGTTTATGCCTAGTACTGGTGAATTTTTGAAATGGTGCAAGGTTGAACAAAAAGAACCTAGTCACGTACTATTGCCGCGATTAGAAAAGATCGAAGCTACACCAGAACAGAAAGCCACGTTTTTGGCAGATTTAGCAGAAGCCGCTAAGGAAATAAAATAATGTCTATGATTAACAATCCAGAGTGTCAGGTTTTAGGCGCTTTAATTTACGATGCTTCGTATGTGTTCCAGATTCAGGAAGCACTAAGCGAGGATGACTTTTCTAGCCAGAAGCACAAGGTTATTTTTAAGTCTATTCTATCGCTAGGTGAGAAAGGTGATGTTTTTACTATTGCCGAAGATTTAGAAGCAGTTGAAAGCTATGGAGCGGATATAGCTTATCTAACCGATTTGCAGGATGCTTGTATAACGCCTAAAAATATTATGGCTTATGCTCAGTCAGTTATCGAATCTAGCCGCCAGCGTAAAATTAGAGCTATCGGCCAAATGATTATCGAGAGTCAGCAAAACAAAGATAAGTCAGAGGTTATTTTAGATGCCGTAGGAGAGGCGCTAAACCTAATCGGCACCACTGATATTAGAAACACTCAAACAACGCTAAATGACGCTTTAAAAGAGGTTGTGGAGCAAGTGCAAGAGCGCACAGAAGGGATTAATGAGGTTTATAAGACTGGTTTTGCAGAATTAGATGAATATATGCCTTTTGAAAGTGGCGGCTTATACTTTCTTGGCGGGCTGTCAGGCATGGGTAAAACAACCCTTTTGCAGTCGTTTATTGAAACTCAGATATTTGGTGAAATACCGGTGTATTTTAACTCTGCTGAAATGTCAGCCGCTCAAGTTGCGAAGCGTTTTTTACAGTCTGCCGGATCAATTAAAAGCTCATTCTTTAAAGACCCTAATAAGACAATAGGCGATGGTGATGTAGGTAAGAGAATGACGGCAGGACTGCTTAGACTAAAGGATAAGAACCTTCTTATTGATGATGAGCAAGGTCTAAATGTTAGTCAATTAAAGGTTCGCGCTCGTAATTGGTTAAGCTCTCAAAAGACTTACCAGAAGAATGGAAAAGGAATGTTAGTGGTTGATTATATTCAGTTGCTAGAGTATGACCACAGAGCCAGCGCAAGCTCTCTAGGCAAGATAAGTAAAGAGCTTAGAGCGTTCGGAAAGGAAATGGGAGTACCTGTAATTATCCTTGGGCAGCTAAATAATGACTACAAGACACGACAGGATAAGCGACCAATACCATCAGATATTGCAGGATCAAGCGAGATTTACAAAGATTGTGACGGCGTGATCTTTTGCTATCGAGACATTGTGTTTAATCCCGATACGCAAGATAGGGATATTATGGAGATTATATGCGGAAAGAACCGTGATGGCGCTCAAGGGACTGTTAGAACTATAGCTGAAATGCAGTATTTCAGAGTAAGAGACATAAAGCAGGAATACAGCTATCAGGGCTAACAAAGATTTAGAGAAATATCTAAACAGGGCTTGATTAAATAAATAATATTTATTTGTACAAAAGTGTTGACGCATATAATCAGTAGTGTATAGTTAACTTATTGAAACGAAACACACAAAAGAGAGAAAGATTATGAAAACACTTCCACCACATTTGCAGAAGCTAGTAGCAAAGCTTGAAGCAAAAGATCAAGAGTTTAAGGATTTAGGTGGAGACCCGCATTGGCATATAAAGGCGCAAAAGAAGGCTGAGAGAAATAATGATAACGACGCTTTAATTTGGGGTTTAATAAAATAATGAAAATAAGCAAGGAGTGTGGGCAATACGACCCACACAACAAGCCTACAAAATGGCTAAAAGAACATGCTGGAGATAGTGTCGAGATTATCGGCAGTGATAGTGATTCTGGGCTTTTAAAGGCATTTAAGGTTAGAAGCTTAACCGATGGAACAACTGGCACGGCATGGAAAAGAGAGTTAATGAAATGATTGAGAACATTGAAGATCACATAGCGAGAGCTTGCGACTGTGGAAGTGTAAACTTCAACCTATTAAAAAGTGGCGGCATTGAGTGCGCGGGCTGCGGAGAAAAGCAGAAAGAAACAAATTGGAGTGATGGGAATACTAATAACTCAAACGATGAACTTAGGTTTATTGGGTATACCAACGGATTTCAAGTCTTGTACGGAAGTAAGGAGAGCTACGGAGGTGAGGGCAACTTCTATAGCACGACAGATAGCAATACCATTATTCCAGTCTATATGCTTAAAATACACGACCATAGGTTAGAAATCACAACGGATGGTGAGGTTACTGCTGAATTGATCGGGAAGTCATAATGAAACTAAAACAACACATTGAAAAAGAGCATGGTGGCAATCAAGCCGCCTTCGCTCGAAGCGTTGGCGTGAATCCTCAGCAGGTTACGCGCTGGTTAAATTATGACTGTATCTGGTTTGATGGTGCGGTTTATAAGAAGCAGAGCAAATAGAAATTAACAAAGAGGTGAGATTATGAAGGAATTTAACGTAAATGAATACGTGCTGGTAAAGCTAAACGCTATCGGACTGGCCGAGCTGAAGCGTCAGTACGAAGAGTTGAGGGCTGACATGTCACAGCTACAAGAATACACGCCACCAACAGTTGATGATGACGGATACTGCAAGTTCCAAATGTGGAGTCTCATGAATACCTTTGGTCATATGATGCGCCCAACAATGGAGCCGCCATTTGATACAAATATTAAGCTTAATACCAAGGAGCAATCAAAATGACAAGTAATAACGAATTAAGAAATCAGCTTCAATGGGCTATTGAACACATCGAGAATATGACTCAGGCAATTGAACTTGGTGTAAACGAGCGAGGACAAGAGGCTATTTTCGTATTAATGGCTAATCCTGCATTATTTGATATTGCAGAAGCCAAAGCCCTACTAGCCCAACTA